GGACCCTTTCCCGCGATAACCACTTGGACTATTTCATAATTCGGTTCAACATAATTAACAGGAAATTGAAGCACTTTTCCGGAATTCATCGTTAACCCTTATTTTTGTTCTAAATTATTTTGCAAATCCTTTTGAGTATCGTCATTTTCTCCAATTTCATCAAAGGATTTTTTCGTACCATACCGAACTGTCGTTTCCGCTGCATGAAATTCGGAATTTCCAGTCCTGGTAACTTGGAATTGTGTCTTTTGCTCCCCCTGAGGATATGAACCCTCCATGATTTCTCTGCTATTCACAAAGCGCTCGAGAATAATCGCGATCTCATTGTTCACGCTTCGTTTATTGTAACTGGCGCGTTTTATGATTGCGTCATAGAGCCATGTTGGTATCCGCAGGTTAAACTTACTGATTTCGTCTTGATCCATATTCCTATTATCGTACTTTCAACAGAAAAAATAAACAAATTGACCCAAAATAATACCAAAATGATATTTTTATGCTTGACGTGGGATTATGGTGGGATTATGATAATCCCATGAAAGACAAATTAGAGAAAACAACGGTTGATCTCAACCTGAGAATACCAACAGGAACATTTTCAAAACTTACCGAAGCCAGATCATTCAAACCGCATCTCAGCATGAACGCCTTTATCATCGAGGCGATTGAAAGGGATCTTTCGTACAAACCGAGCGCCGAAGAAATTGAACTTGCGAAGGTAATCCTCTCCCAATCCGGAGGAGTCCAATAATGACCAAAAACCCGAAGCTCCAATCCATCGAGAATCAGATCGGTATGGTTGAACAAACCATAATCGCTCTCAAGTCGGAAGCGTCGACTCTCACCCAAGAGGATCTCGATCCACTGCTGACCGCCAAAGAGGTTTCCCTTCATCTCCGCTGTTCACAAAAAAACGTCTATGACATGGCAACGATCGGAGAAATTCCTTGTATTCGGGTTGGCCGGCTTATTCGCTTCAAAAGAAGTGCGATCGATAACCTTGGTGTGAAGCAATGAATCTGAAAGAGGCCCGGTACCGGCTCGCTCGGAATAATCAGAAGTGTTACTTCTGCAAACATTGGTATGTCACCCGGTCAGATAATACGAGTCAGCTTTGCCGCTTAATTGGTGAGTACGTCGAAGAAAATTACACCTGTGATTATTGGGGGGTTGTATGAAGCAAATTGAACTTGTCGATTCGATCATGGCTGAGGTTGAAGGTTCGGTGTCTCCGGAGGAACTCAGGCACAAAATTGACTGCCTGGTAAATCAGTATACCAGGGAAGTCGCCGAGGGCGTTGCCGGAACTATTCGTATCGCGGTTGGAACCATGGCGAAGACCGTGGTGGAGACAATCAAACAGTTTTGAACAGCTCTTCCGTATGGAGTGAGCTTATTTTCCTACCATGCCGGAACCGCATGGGTACATATGGCAAACGAATAATATGGTGAGCCGGCCTGCACGGCGTCAACTCTTCTGGAAGGCTGAGCGAAATGACAAGCAGGCACCCGCCGAGATAGCTCAATGGTAGAGCGGATTGCGAATGTGGCAATCAGATTTCTGGTTCGACTCCAGATCACGGCTAGTTCTATTCAAAATGGATGGGAAAAGGAGGTGAAGTCCTATGAGATCGATTTTGTTTTTCGTGTCATTGCTTAGTCGTTTCGTTTCTCTCGTGGTCAGAATTGTTTCGGCAATTGTGAACCCCATCGGTTATAAACCGGTACTTGCAATGATTCGTTCGGTATCGGCCCAGGTCATTGGTGTGAAATACATCTTTGATAAGCAGCCGTGCTCAGCGACTGGCGGCACCGCTTAGTTTCGCCCAGGAGGTGATTCATCGTCCTGATCATGTGTTTTGTTCTGCCGTTTTTCTTTCCTGTTGCGATAGAGCCTGGAAAAATTACCTTGCGTTTTCGTGAAACGGTTGAATGGATCTGGTTGCGCGAAAAGTCCGGAAAATCCCGGTCAAACGCGCGTGTTATAAGCAGAGACCGCAAGGAAATGGCCTTTGCATGGTTCTTTATCATGACTGCATGTACTACCCAAAGCCGATCGGCAACAGGTAAGTAGCAGGTGATAACGAAAATCTTTTTCTGGTAACCGGCTGAATGATGAGCTCGGCCGGTTTTTATGAACCGTGGCGGAAAGGGTAGACGCATGTCCCAGCGACAGCAGGTTAGCTGGCCATAGACCTGTTTGCAAGGTTCAATTCCTTTCCGGTTCGAGAAATCCGGTTCGATTCCGGTCAGTGGCGAGTTTTGGTAAAGAAAAAGATGGTTCAATTCCATCCTTCAGGGGAAACCTTGATGACCTGCAGGTGCCAGGCGGCCCGCGTTTTCCCGGCGATACGGGGAGCCAAGGAAGCTGAATAGCGTTTTATAAACTGCTGTATCCAGTTTATACAAACGGTGTGATCTCCACTCACACGGACTATGCGCGGGTTCGAATCCCGCCGCTTCCATGCTTGCCGGGTAAAAAGCAACCGGACGACTAAGACCCTGCAGTCGTAATAAAAAGGGGCAGTCATGGCAAGGTTAAAGGCCGTGCGGTCCGAAAGGGCGTCAATGATCCCCCGCCCAGGGTTACGAGGAGCTTCGTTGTCTTATATCCGAAAGGTGCGGAATAACGAGCCGGAAATGAGTAACCGGCCATTGTTACGGTGTTTCGGCCCGGACAGTGAAGAACCCGCCCGGGGCGTTCGGTTTTCAGTGACTACCAGTTCGCTCCGGGCTTTTTATCAAAGGACAGAATGAAAACGAAAAACGCAATTGCGGATAAATCAATTACTGAGATTCTTGACGATAAGAAACTTGAATCAGCGGTGAATCGTGAAATTGATAGGCTGCTTAATCTCTATGGTATTTATCATTGGCGTAATAATTCTGGTGCAGTTAAAAAAGGGAAATCAAAACGTCCTATCAAGTTCGGTAAGCCGGGATCATCGGATTGGCTTGGAATCTGTCCGGACGGTCGATTTCTCGCCATTGAATCAAAACGGCCGGTTGGCGGAGTTACTTCTGATCTGCAGAAACAATTTCTGGATAGAATTAATAGTGATGGTGGAGTTGGAATTGTTGCACGTAGCGCCGTTGAGTGTTACGAAAAACTTAAGGAAGCGGGAGTTATCAAATGAGCGATGTTCAGGAAAAAGAAGGGCCGAAAACCAGGGTACTTTCTCTGAAACTTGGCGGCGATTGGGATTATAACGTCACCTTCGAACAAACTTTTCAGAAACAGAAGGTACAAACAAATGACGCTCCGATGGATTCCATGACATCAGCGATCGCCCGGGTCGTAATCAAGGCTATGGACTACATCAAAATACCGAACATCAATGCCCTTCTGGACAGTATCAGCTTTTCCCAGGCAGATGACGGGGACTATTTCACGCTCAATCTAAATGTTAAATCCCGTGAAAATGCCTATGTATATTTGAAATGGTCCATCTCGAAGATTAGTCGCGAACAGAAGCTCACCGAAGATACTCTCGATGATGTTCCCGGATTCGAAGAACGGAACTGGTTGAATGACGCCGTTGATCAGCTCGAAGAAGAGATCAGGAAGTATGCGCTCGGCGAACGCCTGCAGCGTGAATTGGTAATCAAAGATCCAGAAGTAAAAACGAATCCGCAGGGAGATTTCTTCCAGAGTACAAAAGATATCATTCAGAAAGGTAAGGAATTTCGGAAACAAATGAAGGATATGGGTGCAAAAGTCACAGGACATCCGATCATCAACGTCGATTTCACACACCCTGAGGCTGCTGAAAAATGACCGGGAAATTCGAGGAAGCAATGCGTGAAATTAGTCGGCACAAAACCAGTAAACCTATTCTGAATGTCATGATATTTTCAGGCATTGCTTTTTTCGTTCTTTTCGTGGTCGCCGTAGGGATGGGCCTGATATGATCCTCCGGAAGCACCAAGCCGCGACAGTCGAAGCCTGCAGGGATATCCTCGCCGGGGCGCCGATCACCGAGATAATCGAATCGGTCACCCCGGGCGGCGGAAAGTCTTTCGTACCTGTTATTCTGGCTGAAAACCTTATTCCAGCAAACATTGACCAGACCCGTTTAATCGCGGACCGGATCTGCTGGATCGTCCCGCGGAACTCGCTGAAATATCAAGGCGAGGCGGAATTCCTCAATCCAATCTGGAAGACCTCGAAACGCATCAGGGCGGCTGATAACGGCTCTGATCTCTCCCGTGGATACGAAGGGTACGTGACGACTTATCAGGCTGTTGGTGCCAATCCTCAATGCCATGCAGACGAATTTACGAAGCATCGCTACATTCTATTCCTTGACGAACCGCATCATGTTGCCGAGGGCTCCGAATGGCACAAAGCCCTTCAACCGCTCGTCGATCAGGCCGTGCTCGTCGTCTACGCTTCCGGAACGCTCTCCCGAGGCGACGGCGAGAAAATAGCCTTCATGCCCTATAAAAACGGTGAAATAGACCTCACGAATACAGAAAAACGCCGAGTGATCACCTATTCCCGCAGCGAAGCGATCGCCGACGGCGCGATCCTCAAAGTCGACTTCAAATTGGTCGACGGAGCGGCCGAGTGGGAAGAACTCGACGGAACGAAAGGGGAGTCGGCGCTCTCCGGAGAGGAATCAGCCAAAGCGCTTTTTACTGCGCTCCGGACGGATTACGCGAATCAGCTCTTGAATGAATGCCTCGATGATTTCGTTCGGGAAACGGAAGTCTACGACCAGGCGAAAGCGCTCGTCGTGGCGCCGAATATCGAAATCGCTCAAGGGTATTACGCATACCTCGCCGGTCGAGGCCTGCATGCCCGGATCGCGACGTCCGACGATACCCCCGGGGCCCGGAAGAATATTTCGGACTATAAGCGCGGGACCTTCCGGATACTCGTAACGATCGCCATGGCATACGAAGGCTTAAATGTCCCGGAAGTCACTCACATCTGCTGCCTGACGCATATCCGGTCCATACCCTGGCTCGAACAGTGTTTCGCCCGCGGTAACCGGCTGGCACCCGGCAAGCGCCGCGCGGTAGTTTTCGCGCCGGCCGACCACAATTTCAAGAAAGCGGTCCGGATGATCGAGCGGGAGCAGCTTGTTCCGCTGTCAAATCCAGACGATCAGATGGAACTCGGAACGAGTGAAGAAAAACGCCCGGAAGGCGCCGGCGAGTCCCGCCCCTGGATTATCCCGATCGGATCCAACGCCGCGCTCGATGGCCGGTCCGCGCATCCCGCGCTCGAACTCCCCCCGTGTTCCCCCTCTGATGCCGAGAAATACCTCCGGAAGAACATCCACTCGATCATTGAAGGATATCTCGAAACGGTTGGAAACGGCTCGAAGCTCGCAACGCAACAGATTCTCTACCGCCGGATCCGGCTGCAGGTGGATAAGAAGATCCCGGAAATGAACACGAAAGAGCTCACAGTAGTCTGGCAATGGCTCAAGAAAAATATCGAGGTGAAAGCATGAATTTCAAACACATTCCCGTCGGTCTCGTTTACAAAAAGAACAATGTGCGCGATGAGCCGGAAGACGAACTACTCGATTTGCAGGCGAGTATCGACCGGTTTGACATCATTCAGCCGATCCTTGTACGCGCGGTCGGCGGCCGATTCGAGATTATTTCCGGACACCGCCGGTTTATGGCGCTCAAGCTCCACGGGGATCCGCTCATTCCGTGCGTAATCCGTGACGATATCGATGAAGCCGATCGCATTTATGTCCAGATCGTCGAGAACACCCAGCGGAAGCAGATGAGCGCCTTCGAACTCGTCGAGGCCTTCAACCGGCTCAAAAAGGAAACACCCGGGCTGACTAACGCCGGAATCGCGTTGAAAATTGGCCGATCGATCTCTTGGGTAGCCAATCAATACGGCGCGGCGGCGTATGCGGACAAGATGGTCGGAGTCAGTGAACTTAAAACGAAAACGGCCGGCCAGATTATTGCGCACAAAAAGAAAATCGAAGGTACCCGAAAAGAAAATAAAAAGCTAAAACTCAAGATGTATATAACCGGAAACAGCATTCAGATTTCATCAACCGAAAAGGAGGTTCGGGAGCGAATTATTCAGATCATTGAATCAGAGTTCCCGTTTCAATCATGAACACAATGCTCCAAATCTCTACCAGTAATTTCATTACTTCGCTGATCTTCATGTTTTGCATAGGCGCGGCCGTTATTTCATTCGCCTGGCTTCATTTCAATCAGAAGGAAGTAAATCCGTCTCCGGAGCAAGTTGATGAGGCATGTACTGAGTTTCGCTCTGATTTCACACGACTTTCGGAAGATGAGAAAAACTTTATTCGCTATGACGCCCGACGGTGGATCCATTCCTGGGAAAGAGCCTTCGATAAGGATTATGAATAATGAAATACCATTATCGGAACCCCTGGGCACGTCCGGAACAGGATCAATTCTATCATACCGATACAGAACCCTTTGAACATGCCGGATGCCAGATATTTCATGTGCTGAAGGATCAATGGGATGTCGTGAGCGCCGGTAAATGTATCGCGCAACGAGCTGGGAAGCTCGGCGCCATGTTATGTGCCGAATCGGTAACGGCTTTCCTATTGCCTACCCATGAGGATGTCAGAACATCGATGCTGGCGAAACACGGACACTTATGAAGCAGCTCTCAGTGACCCGCGTAGTATATGAGGTTCTCGATTCGCTTCCGGAAGGAAAAATATCGGGCCGGGAACTTCAGTATATGGTCACGCTTCGCCTAGAAAACAAAGACCCGTATCATTCGACGGTTCTTGATAAAGCGAGGGATTACGCGGATATCACTGGGGCTGATTTTCAATGTGTTGACGGGAAACGAAGTATTTATCACTTCCGGCCGGGGTTCCGGTTGGGAAATACCAAAATTGAAGGAAAGGAATAGGGAATGAACGACAAAATAATCAAAGAAGAGATAATCGAAGGGTTTGTACGTGACCAGTACGGGTATTGCCACTACTTCGTAGAAAATAAAAAAGCATTTATTTATAACCTATATACTTATCCAGAGTATAGAAAAAAAGGTCATGCAAGAAATCATATCGAATATGTAATAAAAGAAATAATCAAAACTGGATACACGGGATCGATAGGAATAGAAGCAGATCCAAGAGAAAATAGTATATCGGTTGAACGTCTTTCGTTATTTTATATCAGCATGGGTCTTTATGTTTTAGAAACTGACAAAGAAGAACCTCTGCGTTGTCCCTCATGTCATTGCATAGTCGATGAAAAAGGGAAAGGTCATCATTCAGCGGCTGATTGTATATTCCTGAAAATTGAAGATGTTAAACCGACAGAATGGGAACCGTCCAGATCAAAACTCATGCGGAACCGACGGGATGAAATGAATGAAAAATTGTTATCAGACGAATATGGCATAGAGGATAGAAAGCGTATCGCTGAAATTTCAAAACAATTGGAAAAAGAAATAGCTGAAATGGATGCAGAGGAAATTGCAATTTGTGAATCCTACCATGCGTACCTATGCGCGGGGTGTAACGGAAAACATCTGGCATTCCCGAATAGGGAGGATACCCATGTCAGTGCAATTTGAAAACTTCATCAACGACGAAGCGATACCAACGAATTGGAGGGTAATATCCTCCCGGTTTGATATGTCGAATTGGACGTTCAAACAACAGCGGCTGAAAATAATCGGTGAAATATTGGAATTGGCGGATGAACAGGATCAGTACGCCCAGCACGGCGATTCGCTCTCATACGAAAAATTGTGCCTCGAACTCGCCGACGTCTGTATCGCTATTTGTACGCTGATGCACCTGCAGGGCCGAAAATTCTTGATTGTGAAGGGTAAGTTTGAAAGCGGTCCCGAAGGTTGGATTCGTCAGCTGCTTTCCAGGGACTCAGCGTTTCTACTTTCAAGCGTCTTCGCATATGCGACAACGAACTCGATCGATATCGTTGGATATATCCGAAAAAAGATCAAATACAACAGAACTCGGAAGGATTGGAAGTGAAAACCTTACTTCGCGGCCTTCAGGGCCTCTTCCAGAATGACTTTCACGTTCTCAAGACGTTCTGCAGCGCTGTTCTTCGGCTGCTCGCCGGTGACCAGGTATTCGACAGACGTATTCAGCTCCCGGGCGATATTGGCGGTTTGAAGACCATCAGGGAACGTCTTTCTGGTTATCCATCCCCGAAAGGTCTGATAACTGATGTCGCATTTTTGCGCAACGGTTTCCTGTTTTTTATCCTGACTTTTTATCAGATCGTTCACACGTTTCCAAAATGCAACAGCTATGTCTTCCATAGGCTCTATTATACCCATGAAATGCGCAATAATGCAACTTATTTGCTTGACAATGTTTTATATATGCGCATATTATAGGGTAATTAGTTTCAGAAATGAAACTTTTAAGAGAAACGGGACGGGAGAACTACTACCTGCCGCCCCGGGTTTCGAGCCCAGCAGGGCCAGACGGAAGCGGGTAGTAGCGCGAAAGTCTGGCCCTTTTCTTTTCCAGGGAGGTTGCTTTGAACGTCTATGAGAACCTGATGAAACAGATCGAGATAGAAAAACAATGCGCAATTGCGTGTCAGAAACGAAACAGTATGGCCCTCGTTCCGCTTTTTACGAACGAGGTGGATCAGCTTAAAAAAATCAGGGACGAAATGTTTATCGAGGAAGCGATCCTCGAGGCATAAATTGGATTTTACCGGTCAAAAACCGGATATCAGGAGGATATATGGACGGATCGAGAACGAGAATGAACATTTCCATGACCGCAAAAGGAACCGCGCAGTGGGAAGTCACGGCAGAATACGCCGAACCGGCCGAAACAGCTGCGAAGCTCAAGGAAGCGATCGCCGGTGTCCGGGCAGAAATCAAAGCTGCCGGGCTGGTCGAATGCGGAGCAAACGCGTAAATCGGATTTCCGGCGCTTGAAAATCAGGCGCCGGAATACTTTCAAAAAATTAAGTGAGGTACGTATATGGACAATACAGCATTAGCGATTGTAGAAAACGCAAAAAACAGGGGTGCATTGATTTATGTAGACATGAACAGTCTCAATCAGATGACCGAACTGTTCCGGGCGGAAGCAACAGAGATATCTTTCGACAAAAAACAGTTTCACTCCATGAAGGGCGGAAAGTTTCAGCCGGATAAAGCCACAACCGACAAAATCGGAGAGCTTTCCGGAATAACCTTCATAAACGGTTCCAGTACGGAAAAGCTTATTCATCGAAATGATAGTATTTGCGGTGAACGTGACTCCTGGGTTGTTACCGCTCAGGGAAAAAAGCTTTGTTCCGATGGTAATTGGCAGGAATCGAATATCGAAGCCTATGAGTTTGACCCGTGTGTAAGGGCAATGGAAGAACTTGGATATTCGGAAATAACCGCAACGAACAAAGCGGCGTTTAACCGAAAGGTTATTGAATTTACCAAAGTTGCACTTGCCCGGGCAAAGACCGGCGCGCGGCTTCGCGTAATCCGCGCTCTTGCCGGTCTTCCGAGTTCTTTTGATGCCGATGACATGAAAAAACCAATGGTTTTCTCCCGGGTCGTCATGAATACAGCATTCGTCTTGTCAACACCGGAAGGTAGAACTATGGCAACTGCGAAAGCTCTCGGAATGGATGTGAGCTCCCTTTTGTATGGACAGAAAAAACCGCAAATCGAGGAGACACCTTCGGCTCAAGATCATTCGGCAGAAACCGGTTCCGAACCCGCCGAGGAAGACCTCAAGCCGGCCGACACCACCGGTTTTGAACAGGCATCCGGTCAGTCTCCTGCGGATCTCGCCGCGGCGGCCGGATCTGATTCAGGAGATCGGGAGTTTGAAAACCTCACCGCCGACCTGGAAGCACTGGTCGAATCGAACAAAGCCGTTTTGGATATTGATACCAACGGAAAAAATCCCTACAAACTGGCCCAGGCTGAAATCGATGATTTCAACGGTACCATCGAAAGTCGGAAGAAAATGCTTTCAAAAATCAACACGTTCATCACAACCATGAAAGAAAGGGGGTTGGCATCGTGAAAATAGCCCATATTTCAGACCTGCACTGCAACCGCGAAAATGCGGAAGCAGCGCTCAAGTCTTTGACCGAGTTTCATGCGCATATCAGCTCCAAGCCGGTTGATATCGTCGCAATTTCGGGCGACATCTGGGATGCTTCGATGCTCAATACCGAAGCGTCCGGTTTCGACCGGTTCGTGGAAGCCATTCAGAGGATTGCGGACATTGCGCCGGTTGTCATGGTTTATGGAACTCCGAGTCATGATACCGACGGTTCGCTCGAGGTTTTCAAGCGTGTTCAGAGCAGACGCGGGATTACCGTACTCGAGCCAGGTACGCCGTATTTTCTTGATGTGGGCATAGTCAGAAACAAATCAACATTGGCTGGGTCTCCCGGTTCGCTCCTCATCCTCGGAATCCCTGAGCCCCGCAAGAAATACCTCCTCGCTGGCGCCACGACGGGCAAGGACGCCACCGATGAAGCCGTCCGCGCCGCTATGCACCAGCTTTGTTTCCAGCTCGCCGCCGTGCGCTCCCAGTACGCCGATCTCCCGTGCCTGGTCGTCTATCACGGTGACGTCGCGGGAACCACCCTGCAGAATGATGAGACCGTCGAGCGCGGAACGGGAATTGCGATCACCATCGATGAACTCGCCGATATCGGAGCCGATTACGTGGCATGCGGTCACATTCACAAGCCCCAGCAGATCGGAACGCTTCCGGCCTATTACGCAGGATCAGCCTATCCGAAAAACTTCGGGGAAGGACACAAAGCGGGCTTTAATGTGGCGACGGTTGGACAAGATGGGACAGCGGTTGAACGGGTTGACTTTTCGCATCCCCAGAACTTGAAGATCGCAACGAAATACCCGTTTACTATGTTCGATGCAGAACGGTTTTACGGAATACGGTTATGGGTAGAAATATCCTGCAAAAAGGAGGAACAGGCACTCGTAGACGCTGATAAGGTGCTCGCGACCATCATGAAAGTCGGTGCTGCGCCGGGCTCTCGGGTGACAGTTTCCGTTCAGGCCGTCGAAACTGTGCGCGCGGACGAGATCACCGGCGCCGTATCCCCTGAGAAAAAGCTCGAGATTTGGGGCGAACAGTCGAAGATCACAATCACCGACTCCCTGAAAGCGAAGCTCAAGACCCTCGAGGATAAGCGGGAAACCGCCGGCGCGGTGACCTCAGGCGACTGGGCGCTCGTATCCCTCCGGCTGCGCGGCTCGATCGGAATCAAGAAGGGCGTCAAGAAAGACGAGATATTCATCAATTTCGACACTTACGAGCCGGGCCTGATTGCGCTTTCCGGGAAGAACGGGAAGGGGAAAACGACACTGATCGAGAACTGCCATGCCTATCCGCAATTGCTGACCAGAAAGGGAACCCTCAAGGACCACTTTTTCCTGCGCGATTCAATCCGGGAAGTCATCTATCGTGATCAGAAAACCGGCGCGGAAAAGCGCTACCTGATCCAGATCGACGGCGCCACGAAGTCCGGCGGGTCAAAGTACTACATTTTCGACCGCGCGGGATCGGGGTCCGACTGGGCGCCGGCCGCGGGGATCGACGGGAATCTCGTTCCTTATACCGAGGCTGTCGAGCAGACGTTCGGGCCGATGGAGCTTTTCCTCCGGACCGCGTTTACGACTCAGCGGGCCAATAAGGACGTTCCGGATCTCACCGAGGCGACAAAGGGTGAAAAAAAGGCCCTGTTCACGAACCTTGCCGGCATCGATTACCTACAGAAATTCGCGGACAACGCGAAAACCGAGGGCGATCGCGTCCAAGCGGAATCACATGACGCGGAAATCAAGATCGGTGTAATGGAGGCGTCGGTCGGGAAAAAGGAGGAGATTGTTAACTTGATAGGAAATCTCCGGTCAGTATGCGTTGTTAAGTCAGTCGATCTTCAACAGATCCAGAATCAAGGCACAGCCGAAAAATCAAAAGTTGAAATCCTCCGGAAAGGAGCGGAGGCAGAGCGGGCGAGGGTAATAAAGGAGAATAACCTTAACCAATCGATTAACGATATCGAGTTTGAGATTGGCGGGCTTAAATCCGATATTGGCAGTTTCGAAGTCATAGCAGCCAATCGTACGAAGTACGAAGCGGATATCACCCGGTACGACGATGCAAAACGCATCGAGACAGTAGAGACCGAGAAACTCCGGGCCGTCGAGCAGCAGAACCTTACGAAAACGACTGAATTCCGCACAGCAATGGATACCTTCAACACTGAAAAGCGCCGAATCGAGAATCTCCTGAACACGGCCCGTCTCGGTGCGAACAACGCCCGGGGCGATGCCGCGAAGATTCAGCACTCGATTGAGCTCTTGAAGCACGAAGCGGCTGATTTTGATCAGAACTGCCCGACTTGCGGACAGATTCTCCCCGCGGATAAGCTCGCGGAACTGATTCAGAAGCGCGATACGGCCCGTACACGCATCGAAACCCTGCAGGTCGAGGCATTGGAGCAAAATAGCGCAATTGCCGCACAGGACGCGAGCGTGGACGCTCTCCAGGCGGAATTGGCCGGTCTCGGATTCGACGAACCGGAGGCAGAGAAACCGGAAGAGTTCGATCGGGCTATCCTCGACGGGGCGCTCCAGGTGATCCGCTCGATCGAAATCGATTCAATCCGCGCACTCCTCACAAAATCGGCTGAGTCGGCCGCCCGGATCGAAGGTTTTCGGGCCCAAATTGCGGATAAGACCAAGCTGCAGGCGGAAAAACAGGTTGAGCTCATAGAAGTTCAGGCCCTGGCGAATACCAGTGTGATCGTTGACCTTAAAACGGCCGAGGACAGCCTGACGACCCTAACCGAACAGTACCGAACTCTCACCGTAGAGATCGCGGCAGCCGATGCATCTCTCAAGGCTCAGGATAAGGCTCTCGCTGATATCGCCGCTCAGGAAGCGGAACTCGAAGCCCTCCGGAAGCAGATTCTCACCGCAAAGACTGAATTCGCTGAATGGGATCTCCTGAAACGCGCTTTCGGACCGGACGGGATACAGGCGCTCGAACTCGACGCGCTGGCCCCGGGGATTGCTGATACGGCGAACCGGATCCTCTCCAGTGCCTACGGCGACCGCTTCCGCGTGGAATTTCAGACAACGCGCATTGGCGGTACCGGTAAAAACACGAAACAGATCGAGGATTTCCTGATCTACATCATCGATTCGGAAGACGGGGAGCAGACACTTCTCGAAAATAAGTCCGGCGGCGAAGCGGTATGGGTTAAGCGGGCGATTTACGATGCCTTCGCAGTAATCCGCGCGCGGAACACGGATTTCCGTTTCCTAACTTGTTTCCAGGATGAAACCGACGGCGCGCTCGATTCTGATTCGAAGACGGCCTATGCCCGGATGCTCGAAGCAGCTCACGCGGAAGGAAAACTCCGGCACACGATTGTCATCACGCACTCGGACGAGGTGAAGGCGATGATAGCGCAGAAGATCGAAATGGAGGCGTTCGCGGGAATCGCGGAGCCGGTGGAAGCGCAGGAAACGGAATTCGCACTGGAGGCAGCGGTATGAACGAAACAAACTCAAACTCACGCGGACACCGTGCTTCAATATGCGTTCGGGCCTGCAACGATATTCCGGACGAAATACTGGAGGTTCCGGGTTACTCGATCAAATCGGAGCTGGACACACTCGATACGCAAATAGCCGGCAGATTGGCTGCAGAATCTCAGCGCGATACCGCCTGGAAAGAGCTCCACGAGATCCGCGAGGCGATCAATGCCGATGCCCTGGAATCGACGGCGGATGAGGTTAAGAGCCTGGTTTCGAAATACAATGCCGCGCGCCGAACTCTCGAAGACCACGGGCCGGAAGGTCATAACTGTACGAATCAACAATTTACTGATCTTCGAAAAGAACTTGATGAAATCGAGGTAAAGGTAAAACAAGCTTGCGCGAATGCATATTGCGGAAATGTGTGTGCATGCGAGGAAGAACAGTACAAGGATCCTGGTTATTGTTGTTGCTCCGTAAGAGATGCAATTCTTTCAGCAAAACACATCATATAGAAGGACGGTGAGTAATGAGCGAAATAATTGAACAAATACCTTTACATATGATCACTCCAAGTAAAGGGAATCGGGCGATCGGCGGGTTTGACCAGGATAAATTGGCGAATCTTGCCGAGAGCATCAAGTCCGTCGGCGTCCAGCAGCCGGCCGTCGTTCGCGCCATGGGCGACGGATATGAGCTTGTCGCCGGCGAGCGACGTTGGAGGGCCTCAAAGCTCGCAGGGCTCGAAACTTTGCCGTGCGTTGTCCGCGATCTCACTGACGATCAGCTCCTCAAGATCCAGGTGATCGAGAACCTGCAGCGGGAAGACGTCCACCCCCTCGATGAGGCTGACGGATACGAAAGACTTAGCGCCGAGGGTGGATATGACCCCGAACTGATCGCCCACGAGGTCGGAAAATCATTGACCTATGTATACCAGCGCCTTCGCTTGTTGAAACTCTGCGACGAAGCACGTCTTCTGTTGGTCGAGGGTAAAATAAACGTGGCCGTTGCGGTTCTGCTTGCTCGACTCGGTGAAGATCAACAGCGCCTCGTGATCAAAGCACAGATTCAGGACTGGAATATCAGGCGCGGAGTTACAGCGCATGAGGTTGATGATTGGATCAGTATCAATATCATGCTCGAAATGAAAAGGGCAGCCTGGAAAATGACGGATGCAACCCTCGTAAAGCAAGCCGGACCATGTTCAACTTGCGAAAAACGAACTGGAGCAGATCCCGCGCTTTTTGATGATATCACAAACGACCATTGTACTGATGGTGTCTGCTATAAATCTAAACAGAAAGCAATCATGGAACGAAACATCAAAAGCCTTGAAGGAAAGGAATATTTGTTAGTTCGTGAGACCTATGGTGTTCCAAATACCCGCGGCGCCCTGTATCCCCATGATTGGAAGAAAGCAAAAAAATCTGATGTAGGTGCATTTCCAGCAATCGTTATCAACGGTCCGTCGCCTGGAAAAATGGTCTATGCGATAAAAAAAGAACAGATAAAATCGACAGTCCCGGACAGCGAAAAAAAAGATCCGGAACGGACTGCCCGTGATGAAAAACGAATAGCGAGACTTCAAGCCAGAACAAACACAAATAAAAAGCTGTTTGAAAAGGTCATGGAATCCCTCGATAACAGCGAAAATCAGCTTTCACTTCTTCATCTCTTCGCAAAACAGGAAGTCGAATGCAATGATATCGACAACCTTGTTGACTATTACGGTTGGAAGCCGAGCGAGGAAAACCCGGATGATCCGGATTCGATCGAAACGGCTGTCTATAAAGTAATTAATCAGATGGATGCCTGGGATACGATTGGTTTCCTTCTTGCAATGAAAATCGAACAAGCATTGGATATTCCGGGTTGGGGTGGCCTGATCGCTTCATCGATTCAGCCATTTCTTGAATTGTACCAGATTAATCATGAGGAAGTACAAGAAGCCGAATACGCTGCCCTCGGGGTGACGGTAACGGATCAAGCCGAACAGGAACCTGAAGACCAGGATGACGATGATCAGGGCGACGGGGAGGACGAATAAATGGCAGACGTCAATCACGTTATTCTTATCGGCCGCCTCACCCGCGATGCAGAACTGAAATACACCTCCGGAGGCATGGCTGTCTGTAAATTCGCTATTGCGGTCAATAAGCGCCGGAAGCAGGGTGAAGAGTGGGTCGAAGAAGCTAACTTTTTCGATATCGTTCTCTGGGGCCGGTCCGGCGAATCCCTGAACCAATACCTCGTGAAGGGTAAGCAGATCGCCGTGGAGGGTGAACTGAATCAAAACCGATGGGAGCAGGACGGGCAGGCCCGGAGCAAGATCGAGATTATGGCGAATAACGTCCAGCTTCTCGGTGGGCAGGCACCGGCCGGGGGCGGGCAAGGGACGGCAAGCGGCGGGCAGGGACCGGCAAGCGATGGGCGCCCCTATCAGAAACGCGCTGACACGAAAAACACAGCGCGGGGGAACGCTGAACCGCCTGATTTCCCCGACGATATTCCATTTTAACCAAGGAGGATGAATATGGACAGAAAAAGCATTGTTTTAGCATGGAAAAAAGATCATGCTCCAAAAATTGAACAGCGGTCCCTTTCTGTTCGTATTCTTCCGGGTTATCGACTGGACTTCGGAGATCGTGAGCAGCTTCAGCTCAATTTTGAAGGAATTGAAGTACGTGAGAATAACCCGAAACTGGCAGTACTATACCGTCGGTTTATCTAAACTGGAGGATTAAAATGGGACAACTGATAGTAATTGCATCGTTAACAATTTTGTTTTTTGGATTTGTAGCCTTTCTTTGTTGGTTGGTTACAGATGATAAATATTCAACGGCAATCGCACTGCAAGCCGAACGTGCAAATCCGAAGGTGTGGGATGGTGCAGAACCGAGCGAAACGACAGCGGAAGTATTCTTTGGTGGTTCAGTTTTAATGGACGGATCACCAAGAAAAACATACACCCGCGAACTTCCGAAAACGAGAGCAAGGGAGATAGCGGAGGAAGCGTGGAACCGTCTTAATGAAGTTCATAATAATGAACGGACGGTCGACGCAATCGAATCAGCGATCCTGAAAGCACAGGCAGAATGGGAGGAGGGGAGATGAGTATATTAGGCTGAACTGCCTAATTATTGTTGGATGGACACTTTTGCCGTGTAACAAGTTACACGGACACGCGCCACGTCGCCAATTCAGGAGGAAACGAAATGGATTTACACGGACAGATTATGAACATTCAAATTACCAGCGCCAACATCGGAAAAGCCGTGGAGGCTGGCATGGCCTACGATAATGACTGGGAAAGTCGCCTGGCGCTGGCCTACAAAATGGGTCATCGTGATGCAAGACACGCCGCCGCTGATTTGGCGACTATCCAACAACAAGTTCAACCGGACGGCGCGGACAAGCCGCTTGCCGGTTAACTTAATGTTAGCTCGACAACCAGCCGCCTTCAATAAATCGAAGGCGGACAAGTTGCGGGAAGAAAAAGGAGCTTTACCGTGGAAATAAAAGACATTGTTTTGAAACTGACTGGCCCGGTCGATCCGGTCGGCGAATCTAATGCAGACGATTACCGTTTTGAAAACCTCAAGACGCTTTGCAAGCTTACGGAGCACCTTGTATGCGTAATCGACGAGGTTAGCTATCGCAATAAAGACCGTGCCGAATACTCAATGAGCCGCGCCGGAAGATACGCTTTCGACTTCATTGACAAGAAGTTGAATATCAAAGAGTAGCTAACAACATGTTCCACCTGACAATCAGTAGATTGCAGGTGAACAAAATGTTAGAACGACAAACAACCGTGTACCGGCCTTCGGCCACTACACGGATAATTTGCGGGAAGAAAAGGAGAAGAACATGAAGAAAGCATTTATCGCTATTCTTGTGGCTGTTGTGATTGCAGTATCAATCACCGGATGTACCGAGGCAGAAGTAGCCTCGAACAATCTTTCAAAAGAGGCAGATCAGTTCAACGTATACCGACGGGTCGTGTTCTACAACGGAATTACCGACCAATACATTCTGGAAATTGACGGATATTGTTCCGTCGAGTTTCTTACCGACAAATTTGTCGTAACCGTAAAGACGGATGACGGGAAATACATGAAACATTATCTTGGCCGCGCCGACAATGTTTTCCCGTTTGTGGAACAGCTTGACTCAAGAGGCGTATCTACCAGACAGTACAAGGTTATTTTCAGGCCGTCCGTAATTATCCCCGACATTGACTTAAAGTAAGAGTTTCTAACAACAAGTTCAACCTGACAAGCCCAAATGTACTCACGTTGGTAAATACGAGTGTTGCGGGTCATGGAACAGTTGGGACGATACCTGTAAGTTTCCGGGAGGGGCTTGCAGGTTAACTTAATGTTAGGCTGACAACTACGGTATAACCGCTACACGCTTATACCGACACGTTGCAAAAGGAGTTTATATGGCATTGTTTGACATGGATTTTGAATACCAGTGTCCGCATTGCGGATACCATTTTCTCGATGAACACGATCTTGAAAAAGAAACGTGCGAACATACGGTTGTCTGCGATGAGTGTGGTAAGAAATATACCATAAAATCAAAGGCAGTAATAAACATAGAAGTTGATGTAACGAAAGCCTAACAACTGCTTCAACTCGACTCGCGGTAGCTCGCGAGTTAAGCAAATGTTAGGACGACCGACAGCCGCATATCGGCTACGCCAATACGCGGACAATTCGCGAAAGGATAAAAAGGATGGAAATACGATGTTTATTCGCGCAAAGAAAATGTAGTTACGAGGGGCAGTATGCGCCGGAATTACTCGCCGCCATAGATGAATACGGCGACGATGAAAACCCTGATTATCTGAATGAATCGCAGGAGAAAGCCGACAGCGATAACGATTTGCTTTTCTCAAAGCGGATTACTATATCAGTTCCCGAAGAAAAATTTGACGAAGTTTTCTTTGGTGAAAATCAGTTGGAAGGATCAATCAAACTATAGCGGGAGTAAATAAATGATTCAGCCGGATTTTTTCCTGGAACCGATTGAGGAAAACCGAGAATCGAAGCTCATAATGGATATCTGGCATTGCATCGTTTTCGCGCATCCGCTTCCAGGAATGTGGATTCAAGAGATGGGCCCGGATCAAATCAGAAAGGGGTTATCAGTTTTGGATACTTATTTTAGCGAGACCGAGAAAGAAATAAACGAGCGATTACAAAAAATTGAAGCGCTTTTAGAGAGCGTGGGACTTTAAGAAAATTAGGAATATAGGGTAGGGGGAAAACAGATTATGGGCGAGGTTCAACGATATATATCTTCATCATTTTGGTCAGACGATTGGGTAGATTCTCTTTCTATCCAGGGAAAATTGCTCTATATGTACCTGCTTACTAACGAATGTACAAATATTGCCGGCGTCTACAAAATCACCATGAAACGCATGAAAGATGATACAGGAATTCCGAGAGATGAAATCAAAACACTCTTGGAAGGATTTGAGGAAAAACGAAAAGTATTCTACTTTCAAGAATATATGATCATTCCAAAATGGCCAAAACACCAACGAATCGGTGAGCGAAGTACCCTTTGCATGGGTATGTATGCAGCCCTTCGGGGCCTTCCGATCGAGATCAGGGCATTCCTTTGTTCTGATCCGAACCACTATATCTATGATTTACGCAAGGTTTTCGACAATTTCGATCAATATGTAAAGATGATAGACGATGCCAAAAAAGGGATAGACGACCCCGAAAATGGCATAGACGACCACCTAAAACAGCCTTTAGGTGCTGAAAACACCGAAAATACCGATCGTCTATCTCATAAGTTAGATTTAGATCTTGATTCTGATATTGATCTTGATTCTGATTTAGAAATAAGAAGTAGTGGTAGTAATCTTAATGTAGTTTCCCCTGAGGAAAAACAACCACCACTTTCCTTACTCAGAGAATCAGTCAAAGAATCCGGATACATCATCGACGACAAGATCGCCGAAAAGTTCCAGAACTCGAAAATCCCGGAAGAGTGGACTCAGGGTCAGAAATCATTCTTCGCATATGCGAAGATCTGCATTGACGAGAAATATCCAGAAAAACCAGTATCCGAGAAACGGACACTTTTCATAACTGCCGTTCAGACCTGGGAGAACCTTCGAGAAGAATATCCAGCCTGGAAGAATTCTCAAGAAAAAATCGAACAGACGGCCGCGAAGAAACAGGCTATTAACAACAAACCGACGCACTGCGAAAAATGCCAGGTAGAACTGAGTTTCAAAACGTCACTTCCGAGATGCCCATCATGCAAGGGCTTTTATGAGTTTGACTCGAAATCCGGAAAGTATGTATTTTCAGAGACTTTCAAACCGACTACCCAGGGAGTCATGAACGAAATCAGGCACAAAGAGACATTTCAGTCCGGAGTTCCAGATTTTGTGTGAACCGACACCGGGGAAACAGTCCAAAACAACTTTGGTCAGTAATGGCGGACAAACAAGAGGGGGATGCCGCGATTTTGATGAATGGATCCGAAAAGGATCTGAATAATGCGTTTAAGGGCCTGTTTTACGGTTTTCAGGGAAGCGCTCTTCTTGACATATTCCGCAATTGCGTTAAATATCAAAGTTATACCGGTAAGCCAACTGACACAAAATAAAACGAGGAGGGGATATGGCCACTGAGAAAAAACCACCAGCAAAAAAGAAAACTCCTCCGAAAGCAGCTGTTAAGAAGGCACCGGCCAAGAAAAAAACAGTTAAAAAAACCGTTTCAAGAACTAGAGCGAATAAAACCGTAAAGAACGATACAAAACCGGAAGGAAAGAAGCCCAGAGGCCGGCCAACTGACTACCGGAAGGAATATAACGACCAGGCATTCAAATATTGCCTGCTCGGAGCGACGGATGCGGTACTCGGAAACTTCTTCGGAGTTTCAGAGCAAACAATCAATTCTTGGAAAAAAGAGTTTCCGTCTTTTCTTGAGTCCGTTTCGAGGGGTAAGGATAAGGCAGACGCCGAAGTGGCGCTGTCTTATTACAAACGGGCAACCGGTTTTACCCACAAGGTTGAGAAGCCTCTCGTCATTTCTGTTGGGAACTTCAAATCGAAAGTTGAAATCGCAACATACAACGAAACTGTTCTCGCCGACGCGAACGCTGCTCATAAATGGCTTCACAACCGGCAACAAAAGCTTTGGCCGGACAAGCAAAATATTGCATTGGGTGAATTGCCGATGATTGGCGTTCTGCTCGATCTTCCGGAAGGTTACGAGCAAGAAGCAAAAAAGGATCAACATGATGGCGACGATAGCGGCGAGTAACGCGCGGCACGGTGAACGACCAAACCTCAGATTAATAAAGCCGACTCGCCCTCAGTCTCTCGTTTACGCCCATCCGGCGCGATTCAAGGTTTTGAATGCCGGCCGTCGCTTCGGGAAAACGTTTCTTGCACTCATTCTGCTTTTTACTTTCGCGGTTAATCATGCAAATTCGATTTGCTGGTATGTCGCTCCGACTTACAAACAGGCCGAGCAGATCGCCTGGGAGGATCTCAAGCGCCTCGTCCCGGAGGCCTATGTTCTCAAGAAAGACGAAACCGATCTTTCAATCACCTTGCTGAACGGATCAATTATCGCTCTCCGCGGGTCAGATAATCCTGATTCACTCCGCGGGCCCGGCCTCGATGCTCTGGTTCTCGATGAAGCAGCATTCCAGAAAAAGGAAGTCTGGAAGGTCATGCGTCCGATGCTCGCCGATAAAAAAGGGTGGTGCCTCTTTATTTCGACTCCGAAAGGATACAACTGGTTTTATGATCTCTATTGCGCGGCCGAGAATCGAAAGGGATGGAAACGATTTCAGTTTACAACAGCCGAAGGCGGGAACGTTGATCCGGAAGAAATCGAGGACGCAAAAGGTGAACTCGATGTTAAAACCTTTAACCAGGAATTCCTTGCGTCGTTCGAAACGCTCAATGGGCGCATTTACTACAATTTCTCACGAGAACTGAATAAAATCGATGCCTACGAAATCACCTCCTCGCCAATTCTGGTTGGGATGGATTTTAACGTTAACCCGATGTCCGCAGCGATCGCACAACGGTCGGGCGGAAACCTCATTTTCTTTGACGAAATTGATATTCCGGACGGAAACACGGACGCAATGTGTTCGGAGCTCCGCCGGCGATACCCTAAAAACCCGATTTATGTATACCCGGATCCAACGGGAAACAGCCGGCATACAAACGCGCCGCTCGGTCAGACCGACTTCACAATAATCCGTTCGCACGGGTTCACGGTACTGGCCCCATCTCATCCGTACTCGACAGCTGATAAGTTCAATACGGTAAACGCTGCGCTCTGCAACGTTAAAGGCGTTCGCCGCGTGTTTGTTAAAAAAGGTACCTGTCTCTTGCTCTGTAAATGTTGGGACGGGTATTGCTGGAAAGATAATACCGGTATTCCAGATAAATCGGGCGGCCTCGATCATAAAACCGATGCCGCAGCGTATCTCATAAATTACGAGCTTCCAATTCTCGGCGGTGGCGTTGTCCAGTCAAAAGCACAGGGGGTGTAAAATGGGTGTTGATCAGGTCTGTACTGAATATTCAAATAACCAGACGCGGTGGAAAAACGTCCGGGATGCCGTTGAAGGCGAAGCATCGATCAAGGCCGGCGGAACGGTGTATCTTCCGAAGCCCTCCGGCCAGGATAATGAGGATTACCGGGCTTATTGCATCCGACCGCATTGGTTCGGAGCAACCGGACGAACCGCCGAGGGCCTTCACGGCATGATCTTCGCCAAGAAGCCGATCCGGAAGGATATTCCTCCGGCTCTTGAGGAGCTTCTGAAAAACATCGACCGGTCCGGCAAAGACCTCGATCAATTTACCTCCGACTTATCCTGGGACGTTCAGCAAACGAACTGGGGCGGGATCCTCGTGGACTTCCCGACGGCACCCGAAGGAATTAACAAGCTCGACTCTGGAAAACTCGGACTTCGGCCGTATGCCGCCTGGTACAATGCCGAGTCCGTGATCAACTGGCGGAAAGAGTCGGTCAATAATCAGCAGGAACTTACCCTGGTGGTTCTCAAAGAACCCTATCAACGGAAAATCGTTGGTAACGAATTCGCAACGGAAACAAAAAACCGGTACCGCGTTCTGTCGTTCGATGAAGCCGGCGATTACATGCAGCGTATCTATGACGACGGAGAAGTCGGAGGTATTGCGAATCCGATCGGAGAACCTACCTATCCGAAAATTGACGGTAAAAACCTCAAGCGGATCCCGTTCTTCACGGTGCCCGGAAAAGCCCCTGAAAAATCCATGCTGCTCGATCTCGCCTACGAGAATATCGGGCACTTCCAGAAAATGGCCGATTACGAGAACGGTCTACACTGGACCGGGGTACCGACTCCATATGCGACAGGTCATAATGCAGCTCGTGACGATAAAACCGGTGAAGTAATTCCGATAAAACTCGGAGGATCCACATTCCTGATATTTCCTGAACCTGATGCAGTCGTCAGTTATCTCGAATTCGAAGGCAAAGGCCTCGATCAAGGTGAAAAAGCTATCCAGAACTGTGAGGAACGCATGGCCATCCTCGGCGCCCGAATCATCTCGGCCGAGAAAAAGGGCATCGAATCCGCTGAAGCCGCCAAAATCCACCGCGCCGGCGAGAATGCGGTCCTCGGTGCCTTCGCGCAGAACATGGCCAATACGATCACCCAAGTGATCCGCCTGATCGGCGAATGGGCGGGAATCCCCGGATCCGAGAAAGCCACTTACGAGCTGAATACCGATTATGATGTCGCCGGCATGGATTCGCAGTCATTCGCTGCCCTGACAAATGCTCGGCTTCAGGGGAAAATCCCTGAGACAGTCTATTTCTGGAACCTGCAGCATGGGGAATATACACCGCCGGGAATGGATCTCGATCAGTTCGTTGATGAACTCGCCAAGGAAGGTGTGAAACATGGAACGGACGGGGATGATTTGACGGATCCAGCAGGAACTGAATCGAAAAATAAAGGAACACAAACTGCATGACCGCGAATGAATCCCTTCTCGACAGCATGATTTCCCACGCCGTTTACTTCGAGCGCTACAAAACGCACGAGGTAAATCAGCTGCTCGAGGTATTGGATAATGCCAATGAGCAGGCAAAAGCGGTAGTGCGTCGGACAAACGGTGCCGCGACAAGGAAGCGTTACCTGGATATCATGCGGGAGATTCAGAGCATCAGCTCACAGGCCCGTGAGACGATGGACAAGCAGCTTACGCTCAATCTGGGAGAATTTGTGAATACAGAGATCATTTCTACTGTCGGGATGATCAACAAAGCCGTCGGCGTGAATCTCGATCTTACGCTCCCGGCGCCGAAACAGGTTTACACCGCGGCGACATTCATGCCTTTCGCTTCGAGTCAGTCTTTCACGAAAATGCTTAATGATATCGACAGCAAATTGTATTCCACCTGGGATATGTCGGTCCGGACCGGTTACCTCATGGGTGAAACCGCGCAGCAGATTAACAGGCGGGTACTCGGAAGCGTCAAAGAGGGTACCGTCGGACAGATCCAGGCGCTCCGGCGTGCGCTCGAGACAAATACCCGGACAATGATCTCCCACTATGCCGAACAGGCCCGGAATTCGGTCTATCGGGAAAACGAGGATATCTTCCAGGGGTACCAGCGTATTGAAACGCTCGATACCCGTACTTGCCTGGCTTGCGGCGTTGAGGATGGGAAAATCTATAAGTCGCTCGAGGTTGCTCCGGCGCTCCCCGCGCACTACGGATGCCGCGGGCTGTATTTACCGATCCTCAAGGGTTGGGAAGGGCTCGGTATCACCGAACGCGCTTCAGTTGACGGCGCGGTCCCAGGGAACATGACCTATGAAGATTGGCTCCGGAATCAAAGTGAGGATCGGCAGCGGGATATTTTAGGACCTGCCAGGTATGCACTTTTCAAGAATGGTGCGTCATTAAAGGGTTTTACTTCTGATGGTCGAACAGTAAATCTTTCAAAATGGAAAGAGTTTGAAGGAACGGCGGTTATTGGTCCGAAAGATAAAATTCAAACAGCTATTGGATCATCATTGAAAAATGAACAAGATATAACAAAGGCAGGAATGCTCGTACTCGAACAAGCACGAAAAGACGGGGTAGATGTTTTTACGGTTCTCAAGCGTTATCGGGAATTCGATTCACCTGAAAAACATGGATATGCAAAAGGCTCGAATAATTATGCGAAGGATGAGATGGTTAGAGCTCAAGCCTATTATCCTCGTGATTGGATAACAAAGTCGGTATCCCAATCCAATCGAAATCCGATTCTTTTCAAGAAAATCCAACGAGGATATTACGCCCACGGAAATAAACCGATTTTCAGTGTTTCTCAGCGAACGGATTGCGCTGTTCATGAGTTAGCTCATCGCATGGAAGCAATTAAGCCTGAAATAGTCGCCGCAGAGAAAGAGTTTTACAACCGAAGGACAGCCGGAGAACAATTACAATATCTTCGAAATCTGACGCCAATAAACTATCCTCTTACTGAAAAAGCGCGGCCAGATAAGTTCAGGGATCCGTATGTTGGCAAGGATTATGGCGGAAGTGCTTATGAAATATTAAGCATGGGCATTGAAAAATTGAAAAATCATGCGTATATTAAAGGCGATGACGATGATTTTGATTCATTTATCATTGGGCTTCTTTTGGGGGTATGATGTTTACGATTACTGGATTCATTAACAAAGGCAAATACACTCTGAATTACACCGAAGGGGAACTTTCTGGTGACAAGGAAGCTGTTCATAAAGCCACTGAAGAATCAAAAATCAATCACGGATCTGTTGGATTTCATCCTGACGTAATCGAATCAGAGTATTTATCTCAGGAAATCCCCGCATATGCCCTGATCACCTCATTCGTGTTCGACTCGATAGAGTCTGAAGAAAACGACTGGGAAGCGGTTCCGGATAATGCCGTATTTTAGTATTTTTCCACGTTCACTTCTAAGGGCGCCCATTCCGGCGTCTTTTTTTATCGATTTTTGAAAATATTGTAATTTTATTTTTGGTATCTGAAATATACACAAAGATATAATGCTCCACGAACTGCATTAAATCTTTATAACCCTGTATGTAGTTTTATAACACAATAACGAAAACACTAACATTTGATTGAATATTCCGCACTTGCGCTATTTAATTTCCCGTGTATACACTTACCTCAAACAAATCTGATCTACACGTTTTATCAGCGCTGGGCGCAACGGCAGGAGCCGGATGAAACAAATCACGCTACATATCGCGCAGGAGCGCAGGAGACAACATGCCAATCAATGCAGAATTTCTGACCAAGACACTTTCAGGAGAAGGTGAAGCGGACGCCAAGGTGAAGGCTATTCTCGCCGAATTCGACGCTGATGTGAACGGGCTCAAACTGAATCGCGATGTGATCAAGGGTGAGAAAGACACCGCACTCACGAAACTGAAAGAGTTCGAAACCAAGGCCGCCGAGTACGACAGACAGATCAAGGAACTTTCCGACAAGGTGAAGTCTTCCGGATCTGAAGAGGCAAAGCTTTTTTACGAAGCCGAGAAAAAGCGCCTGACCGAGGAATACGAATTAAAGGTCACGAATCTTTCTGTAGAACGGGATACTGCCTCCAAACGTATTACCGAACTCATGAGCGTTTCGGAGTTCGAAAAGGCGCTTGATGGGAATACCAGTATCAAGCCCGAGGTGAAAGGTGCCCTTCGAGACCTGTTCTATGTGCGCAACCAGTTTGACCGGAAGACGATCGACGGAAAGGAAATGTTTCTGTCCGGCGAAAACAAAACGGTCAAAGATACTCTTGCGGCATACCTCGGAACGCCTGAAGGTAAATATTTTGTTCAGGAAACGAACTCCGGAGGCGGGGCGGGCGGAAGCCACAACGCGAACAACTCCGGTGCCAAAACCATGAAGCGCGCTGACTTCGAAGCGCTTGATGCCGCCGCAAAAACCAAAGCAGTGACGGTCGACAAGATCGCTGTTGTTGATTAAAAAGGAGCCTTTATATGGCAAATAGCCTGACGGGGTTAATCCCCACTCTGTACGAAGCAATGAATGTTGTATCCCGCGAAATGGTGGGATTTATTACGGCTGTCCGTTCCGACTCCAATGCTGAACGCGCTGCTATCAACCAGGTTGTTCGCGTACCGATCGGTGAATCCGGTGCGCTCGAAGCAATTACCGCTGGTCCGGCCCCTGCCGCTACCGGGGACACCACTGTCGGATATGCCGATGTGGCGATTACTAAACAGTATGCCGCCCCCATTCGCTGGAATGGTGAGGAGCAGAAAGGTGTTGGAACTACCGGTCAGTTTAACAAGGTACTTGCTGATCAGTTCGCCGACGGTATGCGTAAGCTCGTCAACGCGGTCGAAATTGATCTTGCGGCCGCTGCTTATAAGGGTGCGTCTCGTGCCTATGGAACCGCCGGTACCGCTCCATTCGGAACCGCAAGTGATTTCAGCGATTTCGCTGGAGTTCTTAAAATTCTGAAAGACAACGGCTCACCTGATACCGATCTGCAGCTTGTCCTTAACTCAACTGCTATTTCGAATCTTCGCGCAAAACAGTCTGTATTGTTCAAGGTAAATGAAGCAGGTACCAACGATATGCTCCGTAACGGCATGACCGACCGCATCATGAAAATGGCACTTCGTGAATCTGCGGGTCTCGTTGCTGTCACCAAAGGTGGCGGTATGCTGTATGTCGCAAACGGTGCATCTGCTATCGGCGCAAACTCCATTACCCTGAAAACTGGTTCCGGAACTCTTCTCGCTGGTGACGTTGTAACCTTTGCTGGAGACACTAACAAATATGTCGTTGGTACAGGCCTTGCCGCTCCCGGAACCATGGCTCTCAACAAACCCGGACTTCTTGCAGCCCTTGTTGACTCCCAGGCAATGACGATCGGTGCCAGCTTTACCCCGAATATTGCTTTCGCCCGCAGCGCTATTGTACTTGCCGCTCGTGCGCCGGCAGTACCCGAAGGCGGTGACTCTGCCGACGATTCAATGATGATTTCAGATCCCATCACTGGGTTAACCTTCGAGGTTCGCGTTTATCGCCAGTACCGCCAGGTGAAGTATGAAATTTGTCTGGCATGGGGTGTTTCGGTCATCAAGAGCGAGCACATCGTCAACCTCCTCGGCTAACAAACTGAGCCTCGGCCTTAACCGGTCGAGGCTATTTTCAGAAAAGGAAACCAAATGAAACTTGTGAAGATGATTCGCGATGTTCCGGAAGTACCGAATGCACCGACCACCACTGAGGTCCAGGAACAGGATATCCCGGCGCTTGAATCCCGCGGATGGAAAGTTGTGGGTGAACCCTACGAAATGGGAATTCCTTCCGGCGATGACAAAGCGGTCCTTCTGGCCCGTGCCCTTGAACTTGACCTCGGCGATCCCGCAGAACTTGAATCGATGACCGCCGACGAACTCACCGCCCTGATCGCGGATAACACTGACGATACCCGTGGCGATGACAAATCCGCCCTGGTCGCGAAGGCCCTCTCCCTCAAGGAATCGAATCCGAAAGCTGTCCATGCATCTCCTTCCGCAATCCCCTCGATGAGCGTCAATAAACTCACAGCCCTGATCGCGGAAGCTGAAGCCATCATCAAGGAACAGGTTTAACCATGGCCCTGATAGTCGAAACCGGTACCGGAATAGCTGACGCAAACTCATACATCGATATCGCTTTCGCTGATACCTATCAGGCGGATCGCGGTCGTTCTGCATGGGCGTTACTCACCGAACCGGTTAAGACTGTCGCCTTGATTGCCGCTACCCAGTTTGTTGATGAATCGTTACCCTGGATCGGCTCGAAAGGAACTGCAGCGCAGGGCCTTAAGTGGCCGAGAATCGCCGGGGTTGATTCGTTGGGTGATTCTATCCTTCTTATCGATCGCGACGGTTTCGATATCACCGGTGTCCCTGCGGCGCTCAAGAAAGCAATCGCGGAAGCAGCGTTTCTATCATCAACCGATGCTGAATTCTTCACCGAAGCCGATTCCAATGGAAAGATCATCCGGAAAAAAACTGATGTTCTTGAAACAGAATACCAGGCTGAATCATCTGCGCTCAAGCCTGCCCAGCCAACCGTCTACAGCGTCTTAAACCTTCTTTTGAAGGGTTTGTATGTCGCTCCCTCGACGGGCTTCGCATGTGCGAAGGTGACGCGCGTATGAGCTATGCCAGTGATGCGAAAGGGGTCAGAAAAGATCTCAAGAAATCCGGCGCGAAATGCACGTTGAAGAAACCTATTGGAGCACCTGTTTACAGCCCTGAACTCGACGCCCTGGTTGAGAATTTTGACGATTACCCGGGGTTTTGCCTTCCGACGGGATACTCAGCTTCCATGGTTGATGGGACGGCAATCCAGGCGGGCGATGTAAAGCTGCTTTGTTCGCTCGATGTGGAGCCGACCATCGGAAAAGACAAGATAGTCGTCGGTCTGGATACCTACCGGGTTATGAACTGCGCGAAGCTCGCTCCGGATGGAAAGACGGTGATCATGTACACGATTCAGGGGAGGAAGTAATGAACTCGAAAAATGCGAAAGCTATTCGCCGATCAGTTCGCAAAAATCAAAACAAGCTTGCACTGACCATGGTCAGTGCAAGCTTGAGTACGGTTTCAAGCTGCGTTTGTCCTTCGCGTTCAATCTTCTTTGGATTCCGATCAAACGAAAGATATTGGCGAAAATCGCTGTTTTCAAAGAGAAGCTGAAAAATGTCCCAGTGGTCGCTTGATCTGGAAAAATGGGCGGCCCAACAGAAAACTAAAATGGAAGATGTGCGCCGTTATTTTGCTTTTGCTATGTATGCCAAGATTGTTATGCGAACACCTGTTGATAAAGGCGGAGCCCGACAAAATTGGCTGGTAACTTTGAATAATCAGACCAGCGAAGTCGTGGCAGCCAACCGCGGCCACTATTTGGATAAAGGAAAAGCGATAATCGATTCTGCGAAAGGTGATGAGAAGATAATCTTTCAGAATAACTTACCGTACATCGAAAAGATCGAATACGGCGGATATGGGCCGAAGAGCCCAACCGGAAAAACGGTAAACGGATTCAGCAAGCAGGCCCCCCAGGGAATGCTTGGTATTTCGATGCTCGAGGCAGGGGCAACCTTGACGGAAGCAATAAGCGAGGTAGGGAAGTGACAGATACATTTATCGAAGAAACGCTGATCACCGCTCTGAAAACGCTTACGAAATACATAACGAGCACGAATACGGCCTACCAAAATGAATCGTTTACGCCGCCCGCCGAAGGTGGATGGTATGAAGTTGATTTCCTTCCGGCGCCTCCGGTTCAGTCAGAATTGGGTGAATCGGGTCAGAACCGTTGGACTGGTTTGTTCCAGGTGACGATTTGTGTTCCGTTGAATAGTGGAAAGGAAATGTCGAATTATCGATATAACATGATCGCGGGACTTTTTAAGCGCGGCTCGTTTTTTTCAGGTGTTGAGGTGGTAAATATCCATCGAAGCACCAATTTGCTTTCTGAACATGAAGGCGTTAACCAGGCGCATTACCGGCTACCAGTCCGGATTGAATATAAAGCTGATCTCGAAAATTAAAGGAGAATAGTATGGCAAGAAAGAAATCCGGTGCAAACCGCGCCCTGTATATCGGGCAGTACAATGGACTCGGAGTAATCCCCGCAACCTCGACCCCTGCTATGTATCTCCGCAACCAGAGCGACAGCCTGGACGGTACAACCGAGGTACTCAAATCAAACGAGCTGCTCCCCGGGCGCGCGACGGCCGAGCCCCAGATCGGAGCCAGTTCGGTCGGCGGCGGTGTTCCGATTGAATTTTCAGCGCTTTCTTTCGATCGCCTACTCGCAGCCGTCCTGATGTCCAACTGGGTCCAGGATGGAACGGATCCGAAGATCGCAACCCTTAACGCCGGTTCGATCTCGAAAAAGTTCTGGATCCTGAAAAAGTTCGCCGAGTCCGATTACCCGATGTTTCAGCTCTACAAGAAACTCGTGGTTGATTCCTTCGATCTTTCACTGGCCGTAAACGCACTCGTTACCGGAAACTTCGCGTTCATGGGAGTCAATGACCCGATCCTAGAAACCATCAATCCGGTAACCGGCCTCACGGTTTTCCCGGCCGCTTTAACTACTTCGGCGTTTACCAGCCGCCGGGGATTTCTGAAGGTCGACGCGGTTACCTTCACCTATGCGAAGGAACTCAAGTTTTCGCTCAAGAACAACAACGCGCTGCTTCCGGCCCTTTTCGTAGATGAATCGGATACGGTTGAAAAGATGTTCGACGTTACCGGATCGCTGTCCGCGTACCTTTCCGATGAGATCCTATTCAATAAAGCCGTGAATGGTACCAAAATCACCATCGGCGTTGAAGTGGACGACGCGGCTGGAAACAAATATCTCATTGAGTTTTCGAATATCAAACTCGAATCGCACAGCTCGGCAGCTTCCGGAAAAGACGAACTTGTTCCGTCCTACAATTGGACCGCCTTCGGCTCTGATGTCGTGAAGATCACCCGGACCCTCGTGACTGCCGCCCCGGTGTTCTCGTTGACCTATGACGGAAATACATCTACTGGCGGTACCGTGCCGCCCGTGGTAACCAAACTGGAAGCCGGATCCGTGTCCTATGCCGCGGCTAACTCCGGGCTTTTGGTCAAAACCGGTAAGGTTTTCTCCGGATGGAACACCCTGGCAACTGGCCTCGGAGACGATTACGCCGTCGGAACTCCGGTCGTTGTCGAAGTCGCCCTGACGCTCTATGCGAAGTGGGTGTGATGAATGAAAAAGATCATTGAAGCACCTCTGACAGTCAACGGATTCTCAAGACCTGGGAAAGAACTGCCGGAAGTGCGCGGAATCGTGATTCATTACCTCGGAAAAGCAAAACAGACCGCAATGGAAGCCCGGGATTACTTCGAAACGCTAAAGGGGCAGGATGCCATGGATGCAATCCCGGACCGGTCGGCCTCGGCGCATTACATCATTGACCAAACAGGAGAGATAATCCGGTGTATCCCGGAAAACGAAAAGGCCTATCACGTTGGATCCGAAGTATATACCGATCTTGCTCGAAAGGTTTTCGGAAAATACGCCTCCGATCCAAAGAATATCTCACCGAACAGCTGCTCAATCGGAATTGAACTGGCCCACATCGACGATCAGGGCCGGTTCACTGTCGATACCATAGAATCCGCGACCGGTTTATGCGCGTACCTCTGCCGGAAGTACAAACTTGATCCGGCCACGCAGATTCTCACGCACTATGAAGTTGTGGGCTGGAAAAAATGCCCGCTATTATTCGTAACCAAGCCCGCGCTTTTTGAAGCGTTCAAGGCTGACGTCAAAATAAAGATGAAGGATGAAAACTGAAATGAAACTCGATGGATTTGTAACTCAGGAAAACGCGGAGAAGGGTGTTTGGTTCGAGCCCGAACTGAACGGAAAGAAAATTGGTGTCGAATTTCTCGTAATCGGAAAGGATTCCGATATCGTGAAGAAGTTCATCACTGAGCAGTCCCGGATGTTCCCCAAGATGACCAAAGAAGAAGCGGAACAGTTTGATATCAACGAACAGGCCCGGAAAGGCGTCGCACTTCGGATCCGCGACATGCGCTCTACCGATGGTCAGCCGATTGTTCTTGCCGGTGAAACCCTCACGGCTTCGAAAGCGTCGTACCTGAAGATCTTTGAAGCGATTCCTGATATCCAGGACTCGATCTGGTTTTTCTCGGAGAAACGCGCCAATTTTTTATCCAAGCCGAAGAAGGCCTCGAGCGAACCGTTCGAAAGTTCTTCTTCCTCAACTTCCCCCATTCCGTCGGAAAAGGGAGAGACCGACAAATAATCCGGAACCGGGATGATCGAGACTTCTTTTTCAAAGAGTTCGGCATTCCGGAAAAAGGATCGGACGAATATAACGCATTTGCGGATTATATGGAGATTCCGCCGCCTGAATGTTTCGCCTGGCTCTTTGGTCAATTCATCGATCTGTATAACGCCAGCGATTCGATTATAACTCCGGCGACCGTCGAAAGTTTCCAGGGGATTTATCAGTTCCGGTTCACGATTTACGAAGTACATCTCATTTTTCGGATGAAAAACTGGGCTGAAGATGAAAAGCAAAAACTACTTGAGGAGGTGAACGATGCCTGATTTATCGAAACTTGTACTTGAAATTGACTCTAAAGGCGTCGTAACTGCTTCCGGTAATCTCGATGTATTTACGAAAAAGGCTAAAGAGGTTGGCGCAGAATCTGAAAAAGCCGGAAAGAAAGCTACTGGTTTCGGCGCTGACCTGAAGAATGGACTGATTGGTTCAGTTGCTGCAGGAACCTTAGCTGCGGAAGCCATTAAAAAAGTTGCTCAAGCCGGAGTAAACCTGGTTCAATCTTCCTTGGCCGCCTCAGGTCAACTGGAAATGATCCGCGCAAACCTTGAAACCGTAATGGGTAGCGCAGAACTGGCAGGAAAAACTTTTCAAGACCTGAAAGATTTTGCCAATCGAACCCCATTCAATATGCCCGGTATTACCGACTCAGCAATTATGCTGAAACAATCCGGTGTCGCCGCCGGCGATCTGATTTCGACGCTTCAGAACCTCGGAGATGCTGCAGGCGGAAGCCAAGAAAAACTCGATCGGATCGCACTCAATTACGCTCAAATTATGTCCGTTGGAAAAGCGTCAACTATGGATATCAAACAGTTTGCCATGGCCGGCCTGCCTATTTATGACGCTCTAGCGAAGGTTCTCGGGGTCTCAAACGAAGAACTCGGCGATATGGTAGGAAACGGTAAGGTAACGAAAGAAGTCGTCGTAAAGGCCTTTCAGGACATGACAGGGGCCGGCGGGGCTTTTTATAATGGAATGGCCCGTGGAGCAGTTACTCTTGAAGGAAAAATGTCCACTTTGCAAGATACCTGGAAAAGCTATATTGCATTGGTTGCCGATGCAAATGGTATTTCAGATCTGGCCAAGAATAGTGCCGACGTGCTCACAGTAGCCCTTCAGGGACAATCAAACGAGCTCGAGTATCAATTAGCATTAAAACAAGCCATAGCGGCCCAAGATGCCGGGGAAACGCTTAGCATAGATCAACAGATCGTTCTTTTGAAAGCAAAAATCGGGCAGGTCCATATTATCCGCGGTCTTTTGTTTAACCGCGCCGAGCTTATAGGCGAAGTCGCTCATTTTGTAACAACCAGCCAAAAAGAAGTCACAGCGTTAAATTCCCAAATTGATGCCCTGAAGGTAAAAGCGGAATGGGAGGAACGTATTGCGAAATTTCGATCCGATGCCGCCGAAGCTGAAAAAAAACAAAAGGCCGATGCTCTTAAAGATCAGAAAGAAAAAGATCAAGCTTCTAAAAGTAAATGGCAAGAACCACTAAAATCAGCTTTGGGAGTTGAAAATGTTAGCTCCGGAAGTGCAGCCTTTGAAGAATATCAATCAAAAACTGAATCCTCATTAAACGGTGCCCTTGCTTTCGCTAAAATGACCGGCGGAAGTATTCGCGATGTGTATACAGAATATGCCTCAGATATATCGAAAGCGCTCGAAACGCTCATGAAATCAGGACTTTGGAAATCTGATGAAAAAACAATTGTCGAAATGGATAATTATCGTAAAAAGATTCAATCCATGGCCGATGCAAAAACTGGAATGACGGGATATCAGTATGGATCTCCTGAAAATCCGAATTTCATGCCAGATACAAAGAATCCATTTGCTCTTGCACCTGTCGAAAATCAAACAGGGTTCAGCATGAATTATGGTGATCTTCAATCCGGTGAAGAAACAGACCTTGATAAAAAAAATACGCAAATAATGTCTCTTACCGATTCACTGAGTGGGCTTGAAGATAAACTCAAATCGCTCGGTCCACAATTTGCTCAACTCGCCGCAAACGCCACTTTCGACGGACTTCGGGATGTGGGCGCTGCTTTATATGATGGAGCAAATGCCGCAGAAGCATTCGGCCGTTCGATGTTAAAGTCTATTATCAATAACGTTCCAGCCATGTTATTCCAGGCAGGTTTTGAACTCGCCATAAGCGGGAATATTTATGGTGGACTTGCATTAATGGCCGTATCAGGACTTGCCGGAGTTGCCGGCGGTTATCTGAATGCCATGATGAATGATACCAGCAGCCAGTCCGAGGCCGATAAACTCCAAACAATCGCCGATCAGCTCTCAAGCCTAATCGATCAGGCCAGAAGCGATGCGCTGTATTATCAGACAACCCTTAAAAGTAAATCAGCTGATTACGCAAATTCAACCGTATCAGTAAATGACGCGATCATCGCCCCGGGTGGAAAAGTAATTACCACCGATCCGGATGATTATTTGATTGCCACGAAAACACCCGGGTCTCTCGGAAATTCTGGTGATACGAAGGTCTATTTCACCGTTGTCAATAATGTCGGATCAGACGTTGAGGTATCAAAAGAAGAGAAAACGAATTCAGATGGAACAAAAGAGATAGTCGCAATCGTTCGGAAAATTACACGAAATGATATTGCCTCTGGAGAACTCGATGGAGCCCTGGATGCCAGGGATCGTCGACTCCAAGGAAGGAGGTTGAGCAATTGATAACATGGCCTGTTGGTGTGAACCAAATAATCAGAAATGAATCCTCAGGTGCCGGCCGAAACGGAATTACCAGCGATACCATGCGCAGCGGAAAGAAAAAAATCCGGGTTCAGTCGACTTCGGCTCCCAAACCGTTATCAATCGTAATGGTATTCACACGAGCCGAATTTCAACTATTCGAATCGTGGTTTGAAGGGTCCCTTCGCCTCGGGTCACTCTCTTTTCAGTTTCCGAAGGTGGCCGGTACCGGAAATGCGGAATATATAATTCTTCCGCCGTATCAATGGTCTCAATATGGCCGAGATACCCTGAAAGTCACGATGTCATGGGAGACAGCATGAACCCTTCACCTAAGGCACTTCAACAAATGTATCGACTCAGAACAAATGCACAATTTCCGGCACTTATTGAAATTACCCATGCCGATATACCTGGAGGAGTTATTCGGCTAGTAAATTCAGATGAAAACATGACATATCTTGGATATGTATACCTTGCATCATGTTTTAAATATACACCTCCAAAATATAACGATAAAAAAATGGGCGACGGTTCGATTACAATCTCAGCGATTGATAGTGAGATAATCCTAGTAATACGGAATTTATTCGGTAGAGCAAAGGCCGTTGTAACTGCTTCTTTTTATTATGACAATGGGGCCATTTTATTTGAACCGATTGAGGAATGGAAATTTGACCTTGCATCGGTAAGTTGGGACGGATCGGCCGCCACCTGGCAAATGAAATATGACACAAGAATGGACATCGTTACCCCTTGCGATAAAATGACGGCGCAGAAATGCCCAGGCGTAGCATGATAGAGGTTCGTGATCTCATCGGAAAACCCTACAAGGTACATGGACGCGGTCCTGACGCTTACGACTGCTACGGACTCGCCATTGAGGCCTGCAAGCGTTTTGGAAAGATACTTCCAGATGCTTTTTACTCATCAATTGATAGATCATCGAATGAAATCTTAATAGAATCTCAAAAATTTACAGCCAAAGCTAAAAGAATAAACACTCCACTACCTGGAGCGGTTGTAGTAATTACCGTCGGAGGAAGACCAAGCCATATAGGTGTTTGTCTCGGAGACGGAAGCTTTATTCATGCAATGAAAGATATAAACGTTCGAGTTTCAGAATTTAGTGGCTACAGCAAGCGGATCGAGGGGTATTATACATGGCAATAATTACAATTTTCAGAAATCCTTTTTCTGATGAAAAAGAACAATTTGAATTCAAAGAAGCCATCGCTCTAAAAGATGCAATAATTTTCAACCATGGAAATTCAACAGTTTTTATTAATGGGATTAAACGCGACGAAAATTACATTTTGCAAAACAATGATGTATGTTTAATCCGCGAATATCCAGGTGCGGCTGTGGCTGTCGTTGCTTTTGTATTTAAGATAATTGTTATCGGTGGTGCTTTTATTGCTGCCGACCTGATCACATACGGTATTTCTGGAAAACACATCTGGGAACATTTTGTTTCATGGATGAAAGGAATTTTAACTCCTGACACATCCGATACGAGCTCGCTTGAAAAAATACCTCAACTCAGAGGAGCAAAAAATCAATCCGGATTAGGGATGTCGGTACCGCTCATACTTGGTAAACATCTTTTTACACCGTATTATTGCGGAAGCCCATATACCTGGATTGATCCGACTGATGGCAGTGATGGTGAAAACCAATATTTCATCGGTCTATACATGCTGGGATATTCCAATATTAAGGTATCGCAATTACAGTTGGGAGATCTACTGCTTGCAAGTAATGATGTCGGCGTATTCAATGGCTTTATCTCCCCTGATGGTTTATATCCTTATGCGGATGATGGAACTCGAAAAGGATATAGAACTCAGATTGAAATTCAACAATCTAATGAAGTATCTCTCTATACCCAAAAAGTAATTGAAGAACAGCTAAGTATTGAACTATATAATGTCGCGACGGAAGTTGGTCCGAGTAATCCGATTAGATTCAGTGCTAACAACCCAATGAAAATCGAATTGGAAATACTTTTTAATAACGGCCTTTATGGAAATAGTAGTAACGGTGATATAGAGAACAGATCCGTAATGGTCAGGGCTCAGTGGAGGCCATTAAGTAGTCCGGGGGATGATCCGGATACGGGATGGACCAATTTTCCTTCTTTTCATGGATCTACTAGTTATAATGCTGTTACCGGAACAAGCACATTTACTCGAAATAAAAACAAGCAAGCCCGTTTTGTATCAATCTATGAATTTGAATATTCAGAAATAACGGCTGTTCCGGAAGGTGTTGTCGAACTAAGAATGACTCGAATGAATCATCAGGCCAACGACAATCGATCCGCCGATACAATAATTTGGTCAGCGATTCGAACATATTGTTTTGATAAATCGAAATCAAAAACAGAACTTTCACTCATACCTCAAGTTCCTTTGATCGAAAAAACAAGACAGATCACCTGCCGTATTGGTTTCAAGATTCGGGCCGGTGATGAAATAGCAGGAACAATTTCTAAGTTTAATATGATTCTCGAATCTGTTGCGCGCACCTGGTCAGGATCATCGTGGACGACCATGGCTGATGCGAAAACATCCGGAACGGTCTCGAATAATCCCGCCTCAGCAGCATTACTGGGCCTCCAGCAGCCATCGATGGGTAAAGAGCCATACCTTGATTCTGAACTCGATATGAATGCGTTTGGGGCTCTTTATACCTTTTGTGCGACGAAAGGATTTACGTGCAACGCAGGAATAACCGCTGATACTAAGGAGAGAGATCTAGTTGATCAGATATTAACAACCTGTCGATCTCAATTAATCATTCGGGATGGAAAGTATGCTCCCCTGATCGATAATGAACGTTCATATCCGGTAACCGTTTTGAATCAACAAAATACAATATCGGCAACCAACACCAAGACCTTTGATATTTTGCCGGATGGATTAAAAATAACTTTTATTGATGAAGCCGATGGATATCAAACAAACGAAATGTACGTCATGTACGACGGAAAGTTATCTGAAGATCCGGACATGGTTTTTCAGGATATTGAGCTTCCGTTTATAACCAATCGAAATCATATTTTTAAGCAAGGTCGATACATTCTTGCCTGCATGAAACTGCGGCCCGAAGTTTGGTCAAGAAAAGTGTCCCTTGAAGGGTATAATATTCCTATTGGTTCACTTATTTCTGTTCAGGATGAAACTATTTCCGTTGGCTTGAATGAAGGTGGCATTATCACGGAATTGATCACTTCCGGAGGATTTATTACCGGAATCGTGTGTGATTCATTTTTCGAAATGGCCGATGGGCTTCAATATGGTATTAAAATTATTCAGGCTGATGGATATTCAAACCCATCTGTCCGGACTCAGCAGGTAATTACTTTTATCGGTTATGTGAACTCATTTACCTTTACAGTACCCATACCCGTAATTGATTCCATTCGCCCTTCCATTGATGATATCGTCACTTTTGGTGAATACTCAAAAATCGCAATTGATGCCCTGGTGGTAGGAAAAACTCCTGGTGATGATCAGACGTTCGATTTGATACTGGTTCCTTATGATCCTGCAATTTATACGGCTGACTCCGGACCGATGCCGGAATTTGATTCGAAAA